GGCTATCGGGTTCCTTTATGAGACCCGCTAAAAGTTGTTTTTCTAATTCAAAATTATAAATCATTTATCTTCCTCCATTGGCTCATTTGCACCCGAGAGATGATTCTCTAGAGCCTTAGTTAAAGCAAACTCAGTCATACCACAATCAAATTTACAATATATTAAGGGCTTACCATTTTCAGAAGATGCGGCTAAGATTACCCCTTTGTATTTATCCGCACCTCCTGATAATTCATAAAGTTTATCAACCATCTCTGTGGGGATTGAAAATTCTGAGTTGCCATCGTCTCCTAAATTCATAGATAAATATCCTGTTTCTTAAATAATGATGCCGCAATTTCATCTTGCGGATAAACCTCTGCTAACTTTATATCGTTAGCCTTGCAGAAGTCAAGTTTCTTCTCGTCTCTTTTTAGTTGGTCGGAATATTTGAAACGATTTTTGTGAAAAAACTTAACATATTTTGTGTGTTGTGCTCCTTGAACCTCCACAGCGATTTTTTTATTAGCATTGTAAAAATCTAAAGTTAATCGGCTCCCAACAACTCTGAACTCCTCAAAAACAATATCATTCTTCCAATAAGGATACAAAAATTTTTTAACAGAAGTTTGAAACTTGCTGCGGCTGGGTTTTTCCCAGTCTATTAAATATTTTTTTGCGTTTTTAAGGTTTCTCTCTTTGCCATATCCATCAATAAACTTCATGCGCCTATTTGTTCCTTAAAATAATCTATTAAAAATTTACATAGATCTTTATTTTCTTCAACTGTCTTGAAGAGATTGTTGTCTCCTTGTATTTTTTCAGGAAACTCCAGATTATTGGAGTCGAGAAGCTCCTTAAAGTCTTCAGTAGGCTTAATCCAAGCCCCCTTCTTTTCTACGAACTCCCAAGCATAAAGGAGATCAATAACCTCCTTCTCGATC